CGTTATAGTTGCCCATATCGTAAGCTGTCTTCACTTCCTTAGACACCTTATCCAAACCAAACCTATCCACAATCTGGATAACAGGCCACTCAAACTTACGGGCTATCGTATCAATATTCAGGTCAGAGTTCTGTTGCAAGTAGTAGGAGCCTGCTGTATGGGTGTAGAAGCGAGCTACGTTATCGAAGTCATCTACATGCGTCATACAGCTCGTGCCGAAGAGGAGGAGTTCTTTAAGGAACACAGGAGCCATGTTGTAGAAGTTGCTCTGGTTCAAAATCTCACGGATGATGGTTTCCACCTGAAACAGGTATTGGCGCATATCCGGCACCCCAATTAGATCGGGATCAAAGGGCTCAAGAGAAAACCAGGGGCGTGTAGGAGACATGGTGCCATTGAGCATTCCGGCTACAGCTATGCGGAGAGCCTGTGTAGCAGCACTGTTAATGATCAACTGATGTCTCTTTGTTCCCTTATTCCTGTCCTGCTCAAAGAAGCGGCCTCGTCTAGTGTTGATATATTCCTGCAACTCCTTGTAATGGGCTATAAAGGACTGACGCTCTATATCCATGCCAGACATAAGCTTATTGTAATATTTAATTGTGCCTCTGTCTTCTGTCGGCATATTATGCTCCTAGGAGTTTTTTCTTAGCTGCTTCACCGGCATTGCCCGCTCTCCTGGGAGAAGCACTGGCTGTGGCGGGGGCAGGGGTAGGCACTTGCTGTGTCTGTTGCGGAGAGCGTGATTTAGAAGCAGCCTTTTCCTTAGCTCTCTGTGCAAAGATATGGGAGGACACTCTATCTCTAAATTCAGCATTGTTCACGAGGAGTTCAGCGGGGGAACCGATTGTACCAAATGACATCATGCCCCCAATAGCTTCTTCTTAGCTGTAGCAGCGGCTGTTTGAATTCCCTGCGAAGATGTGGCAACAGTGGAGCCTCTGCCGCCGCTTCCGCCAGCTCTCCTGTTAATAGCCCGCCTAGTCTGCGACACACTCGCATCCGCTATAGTGGGCAGGGGAGGAGGAGGGGGCGGAGGGGGAGGAATTGGGGGGGCTTTGGGCTGTTTGAACAAACTCATCTTCTATTCCTCTAAAGGATCGTATTCATATTCATATCGCTGGGGGCCGCTCTCCATCTCCACTGCCACCTCTGCTGCGTAGGTTAGCGCTAAGGCATCAGCAATATCCGGGCTTTCCCCTCCGCGTTTCTTAATATCCACCTTGCTCTCTAGGTTGATAAGGCCTGTGGGAGTGAATGCGTATTCTCTCTGCACCATCTCACTCCTCAGATCATCATCCCTCGGGAGGCATAAGTTCTTGAGGCCATCTCTCAACCGGCCCCATATCTCATCTCCCTTAAACCTATAACGCCTGTCTGTGGCCCTGCCGCCAAACTGCACCTCAATAGGATTGTAGCCAAGCTGCCGGAGGCGGTCAATCGGGCCAGCTCCCATCCCGCCTCCGTCGACAAATAGGGCTGTGCATTTCTTCCCTACATGCTGAAACTCTGCTATTGTTTCAATAATACGATCCACCACCTGCATCGTATCCAATCCGTTATAGCGCTTGAACGGGAAGCTACGAGCATCGTTCCCTATGCGTGGGAATATCACCGTATCATTATCACCAAACCTAGCTACATCAACGCCTATGATGAGAGGATCTTTGTTCTCAAAGGGGATGGGCCTTTCCATAGCCCATTCCACTTCATCACTGTTGATAAACTGGACAGAGCTCTGTGAAGGGAACATCCCCCTCACCTTCACCTTTACGAAGTCACTTTCCTCTCCGTAGTCATCCACCCACTCCTGCATCAGCTTCTTGTTCGTTATCTGTACAGAGCGGCTGTCAATGCTACGGACGTTATACCTATGCTTCTGGCTCCCAATGCAATTCTCGTAAAACTGTCCTGTGTTACGGGTGGGATTGCCGAAGTCGAAAGTCATGTGCTCCCCGTCTGTCCCTCCCCCGGCTCTCGCTTCCCATATCTTACTGGGAATGCCCGAAGCTTCATCGAAAATGTAGAAGGGGGTGGAATTAGCAGCGTGGAGCCCTTGAAAGGCCTCGCTATTCTCTTCTCTACAGGTTTGAGCGTCAGCCCTCCAGATCTCCTTGTAGCCTTTCCTCGCAAGCGACATACTACCTTTGCCAATAGCGTAGTCATAGAGATGCTCTGTTAAGGAGAGGCGGTTCCATTTTCCAAGCTCTGCCCACGTTTTAGTGCGGAGTTGTTCGCCTGTATTAGCCGTAACCACTCCTTTTGAGAAAGGACGGGTGTCCAGAATAAACTTAATGAGCCAGGAGACAAGAGCGCTCTTTCCAATCCCGTGACCGGATGCCGTACTGAATTTAATGGGATCAACCGTTGTTCTGCCATCAAACCCTCTCTTCTTAATCTCATCCCCCAGATCATCCAGGAATTCACAGGCCCACTGGTCAGGGCCCCATCTGCATCCAAATCTCTCTTTGTAGGGACTTTGTAGCTCCACCTGCTGTATAGAGGGGTCTGTGTCCCAAGGAAAAACAAACATTACATAACCCAGAGGAGAAGCGTAAAGGGAAGCTATATCCTCTGCAAGCTCCTTGTCGAAGGCTGTCACTCCTCATCGTCCTCCTGTGCAGAATGCCCACCATCCATCCCCGCCTGGGCGCGGCCTCTGTGTAGCGCTTCAACCAGGCTCTCCTCTGCATGCAGCTCAACGGAATGTTTCTCCTTCGAGAAGCCTAGATGACGCATAAGGAGCTCAAGAGCTTTCAATTGATCTGCCAATCCTATCTTCGTGGCAACAATCGTCTTCTCTCCTGTCCTCCCATCCTTGCGCTCGTCTACACTAAACCTCGTAAGAGCCCGTTTAAGCTGCGGCGTTAGCTTACGGAAATCAATGGAAGCTGAGCCGTCGCTGTAAACATCCAGCGCCTCACCCAGATTAGCATCTGCAATATCTTTAAGCCTGCTCACAATCCAGTCCATTGAGACATCAGACCTGTGTGAAGCAAGGTTTTGTCGCCTCTCAATCTCTGTCCGCACCAAGGGATCATTGAAAACAACAGCTGAGCTGGTGGAAGCCATACTATCCGAATAGCCAGCGTCTAACATGGACTGTTTCTTATTGAAACATTTCATGTAGCTATCTACCACTTTACGCCGCTTATCAGATAATTTCTTCTTTCGCTTGGTCATGGCAATAACAATCCAATAGCTTCAGGGGGAAGGGAAACGGGAGCTTCAATTAATATAAGGGGGGCAGCACACCCCGCGATAAGCATTGATGTAATAAGAACCACTCCCCACTTCATATTGCATATTCCTTTACGTTAGAAGGGCTGGAGCCATTTGTCTTCGTGGCCTCTTTCCCCTTCATAATAGCGTAATACGTTTCAGGGCTATCGGAAATATCCACCACTTCCCACACCCACAGTTTCGTACCCTCAACATCCTCATACGCAAGAAGCATCTCCACCATCTCAAACCTTAGCTGAGGGTTCGCCATACCGCACACCTGGCCATCAGCCACTCGTGTTAACACCTCTGTAACAGCCTCAATGCTAATCATGGACGCATTCACAATGTCCATAATAGCCTTTTTCTCCTTACAGATGAAGGCAAGGCCCGTAATCTGCCCCTTCTTCCCCTCACTCAACGCATCAAAGGAGAGGAAAACAGAGGAAAGAATAACAAACATACATAGTAATTTTCTCATATCCTCTATCTATATGCCCTTATCCCATGTGTTCGACACAATTTAATATATATTCATATGGATTGTATTCTGTAAATTTTATTAAATATATATTCAAGATACAATAAAAACCCTCATATCCTTATACTGAATTTTGAGCAAAGTGTGACAAATTATTTTTTATTTTTTTGCTAAGTGGTTGATTTTAAAAGAAACTTTTTTCATGATTTTCTGTCACACTTTCAGCGGGATCTACTACCACCCTCCCAATTCCGAAGGCCCCCCGGTACCCCCCAAAGTCGATTTGTGGTCGAGGATAGTACATAAATTTACTGTAGTTCCCAGGAATTCTACACTGGAAAAGGTGTGGGTTAGAGGTGTTGTACAGGGTCTACCGTGTACAATCCCCCGCAACTACATCCGTAGTTGGGCCTGCAACTACACTGGTAGTTGGGCCGCTGATCCACACATCAGCCATGTACAATCCCCTCCATCTACACTGCCAATAGTGTACATTGCCCTGGGGCTGGCTGGGCCTTGGGATTGGCGGCCAGCACTGAACATGCCCTAGGAGGCGCTGTGCGGCTCGTGTAGGGGCCTTCTCTGAATTCTAGGCATTAGTGTGCATGAGCGTGCCTTAATTGCGCTGTATGGCGCTCCTAGGCCCTGCCTACAATGGTAGGCCATCCGGAGGTTATTAACCAGTCATTCCATAACGCCCTCCACCTAAAAACACCAATAAAATCAATCACTTAGCAATCCACCCTGATCAAAAACTAGGCAACTCCCCTTACATTCCATTGTTATGCCTATTCCTTAACCAAAAAGAATATAATGAAATCAATCACTTAGCAAAAACAGTGATCAATAAATAGGCAAACACGTTAAAAAATAGCTAACCCATTGAATTCATTACATTAAATAATCATTTAAAATCAATGACTTACAGCACCTTATTACATCTATTCCAACAAATCCCATAACCCTTTGTTTTTAAAGAACTGGCACGCCTCTTGCAGGTTCTTAGGTGGTGGTGGCGCACAGTGCGCGTAAACCCAGCCTGTACATAGCGCGGCGCGAGCTGTGCGTTTATTCGGAGGACATGCCATGCGCTTAGGTAAGCGTGAACGGCTGGCCCTTCGACAGGAGAAGCTTGCGGTCCAGGCACGGATCGTGAGGGCTGGCGAGGCCACGGCTATTGATAGCTCATGGCGCCGCTTGCTGCCCATAAATGCGGCCTTCAACCCTGTCGGCAAGAGGGCTACGCCTTGGGACTGGAACTGGAGAAGCCATCTGTCTGCCTTGAAATCCGGGCGGTAGATCACCTGAAAGTGCCTAAAGTTTAGGCATTTTCTAGGGAGCTACGGCTTCCATGAGAACATACTGCATCGCCTTGGTGTTGCAGGGAAGAGAAAGTTTGCCTAAAATTTAGGCAGATTTGAGATGCCCTGCATGTCAAGCCAGGCACATGAAACGCTATTTCATGGATGAATGCCTTGCCTTGCAATTTCAGGGTGACACCTGTCAAGCTAGGTCATGGGTGTGAATTGGTGCTTCTGACGCTGTAGGATAAGGCTAGCGTGAGACTTGGGACGCTTGATTGCCCCTGAGCTGCTAGCCCCACTTGCAGATAAGGGAGCTTTACCTCTCTTTTGGACAATGGGCGATGCTTTTATAGCTCTTTAAAGCCTCCATTTGTATGGGCTAGGGCATTTCTTGCTCCTACGGGAGCTGAAAGAGAGAGATGCATATGGCCGATATGAAAAAGAAGTTCGAGGACTTGTTGGAGATTTTTATCAAGTCCACGGCGCAGTCCATGGAAGCAGCGAGTGATCTCGCCATCATCACCATCAAGCAGTTCGAGTTGGATGGTAATCTGGCGCTGGCCCAACGCTTCTTGGAAGCAATGCCGAAAAACTACTTGCGCCGTCAAGCCTACTTGGCGTGGCTGTGCGACCATTCTCCTGCCAAATTGGAAGATGGCACCTTGAGGAAGGACAAAAGCCCCGACTCCAAGCCATTTCGTGTGGCGGTTGCGGAGAAGGTGACCTTTTGGGAATACCTTCCTGAGAAGGAGACCAAAAACTTCGGCTCGAATGATGTGGTGGTGGCGATGCGCCATACCATCAATAAGTTCGGGAAGACGACCAAAGAGGGCAAGCCCCATTACAATGCGGTTGGGGATGCCAACGAGGCGGTGAGGCTGGCCAGAGAAGCAATCGACCAAGTGGCCGCCGCCATTAAGGCCCTCCATGAGGAGGACGAAGACGGGGAACAGGACGTTCCCGCAATTGAGGCCGCTGCCTAGGCTTCATTTTCAATTCTATTGCTCTAGCCCATTCATGTGGAGGCTAATGTAGCCAAGGACTACACGCCCACCTTCTTTATTAGGAGGACGCGGATGGAGATGCACACACCGAGGGTGTCACTGTAGCTCCATCCACCTGCGGCTTCTAACGAGAGGATGGGGGTAATTGGGTGATACCATGGCATGTTGGGGAGATCGCATAAGGTTTGTGCCTTGATGCTGAAGAAACCCATCCTACATTAGCTTCCGCTTCTTTATGGGATGGCGTCGCTATGTCATGGCTATGGCGTGAGATACACGCTATGGCTATGGCATGGTTTTAGCAAGGACCGTGGCCGGATTGAGCCTGTATCAGCCTGAAAAGGATATGGCACGCAAGAGGTTCGGTGTAGCTAGCCAGGTTGTCGTGGGTTCGAAGCCCACTGCTAAAGAAAGCCATGCCATAACTGGGGTAAAGAGGG